TTCACTCATATCAACCCAGTCATCCTCATTATACCAGATGTAGTTCTCACTCATAGCAGGAACAGCAACCATCTGTCCATTATAATCCTGCATATTATCAATGTCAGCAGGATAATAAGCTAATAGTTTAGCAAATGGATAGAACTTTTGAGCTGCCATCTGCATATCCTCTTCAGTTGGCATCTCCATATTAGGCCACAGGAACTTAAACCTCTGACGCCCACCACGGAACATAAGAGAAAGTTCATATACTACACCAGCAGGGTTAAGCCTTGCTGCTTCTGCAAGAGGCATCCAGCCTGCTTCCTCTACCTCTCTATTCTCTCTCAACCAATCATCAGGAATCATACCATGATGAGCCTTAAACTCTTTATGGAGCTGCTTAGGAGTGGTACCAACCTCAGCAGCTACTGCTCTCATTACAATATCAATAGACTGCCAAGCACTATCTTCCAGTTGGAGTAGTCTTCCTTCTAGGTCTGCAATATAACTTGCCTTCATATTCATTAAGTGCGGTTCAATAGTAGGCAGAACCTCCTTACCACGAGGAGTATCATAAACTTTAACAGGTGTAGACGTACGTGGCTTTGCATTCTTAATACTAGGAGCACCAGTCATATCTGCTTCATTAACTTCAAACTTCGTCCCGATATACTCTTCATTTTTCTTCTTACCCTTTCCAGTTACCCCATCCTCTACTCTGCTACCAACTTCACTTCCAGCTGCGTCAACGGCAATCCTGGCACCCTTACCAGCAACCTGACCGCCAATTGCCTTTCCTATCTCCTCTCCTGCTTTACCAGTTGCTGCCCCTATAAGTGGAGCAGCTAATGGAGCAAGAGGGCCAGCAGCAGTACTCCCCACCGTCCCCAATAACTTACCAGCTTCTTTTCCAACATGCCCCCCAGCTTTCTCACCAACAGGTTTAGCAGCCTTTTCGACAGCCTTACCTGCCACCACATCCGTACCAACAGCTCCTAATCCTCTACCAACCAAACCTTCTTTCATCTCAAACTTATTATTAATATACTCCGTATATTGCTCCAACGTCATATCAGTTGTAAGAGCATAATAGTTATTAAAGTGATTAGAAATATTACCATCACCATTATCACCAGTAGGAGATAGCTTACCTACATTACCACCACCATTAGGTCCAACCTGTGATAGCTTACCTTCATTTCCTCCATTCCTCAAGCCAATAAGAGCTCTCTGAATAGAACGCTCACCAACTCTACGAGCATGAGTATCTGGGCCTGGATCAATAGGTTGCTCAAGCTCACCATTATTAAGTGCTGGCTTAATGTTATTCTTATAAACGGATACTGCAACCTCAGCCAACTCAGTTCCACTATAATTATGAATAGGCTCAACAGCCTCAGGAGCCTTTACCTTCGATTCAACCTGAAGATCCATACCTGAAATCTTAGATTTAAATGAATTAATTCCCTCATTAATATGAGATGAACGAATTTCATGTGTCTCATCTTCCGACAGCACACTGAGGTCAAGTTTCTTGTTGAGTTTGCTCATTTTAGCGGCTTATTCTATAAAAGTATTTAGGTTTAGGTTGCAACTAAACCTTTTTTGATTTGTTGAGGACCCTCTGGTGTATCTCCTCCCCAAGAATCTGCCTCACTAGGCGTGAATGTAGGCCTACTAAGTGCCCACTTCTTCTTTTTCTTCTTCTTCTTCTTTCTTGATTCTTTTGCATCATCTGTAAGCTTATCTATCTTGTCCAGTTTATCATCAGTAGCTGCTGCTTCTTGCTCGTCAGCTGCATCCTCAGCTGCTGCAGCCTGTTGAGCTTTCTGAACTTCCTTAAAATCCTTCTTCTTTTTCTTCTCATGAACTTTCACATCTGCTTTCTTAATATCATCCTTCTTGGCTAGTTCACTATTCTTCTGTTTAACTAACTCACCTCCCTTATCAGCTGCACGTCTAGTTGCAAGTGCCCCTCCAACTGAAGCTGCTGCAGCCGGTGCCGCTTTAGCAAGTGAACCTCCTATCCGAGATAAAGCTCCTCCTTTACTACTACCACTACTCTTTGGACGAATAGCTAAAGCACTACTACTCCTAGGAGACGAAGAAGATGTAGTTCTTGTAGCTGGAGCACGTGCTACTGGAGCCTCTTTATTTCCTTCAGTTCCCTTACCACCAGCAGCTTCACGTTTCTTTTGTCTCTCTTGAGCTATCCTACGTTGGCGTTCATTCCCTCCAGGGACCTTAGCCAAATCAGCACCACTCATTACTTCAGCTAGTTGCCTGTAAGTCTTCATTAGAATACTCTTTTTCTTTATTTAGATTGTTCCTTAAGTAACTTCATCAACTCAGAAGTGGTGCCAGACATAAACACATTATTCTGAACATTAGTCTGAGTTACTTTAGCCTCATCTATCTCCATATCCTTCATCTTCTTATGTAAATCCCCAATCTTTTCAACCACTTCTGCAGCATTCTTTGCACCATTAAACACAACCTCATAGGCTCTGGGGTGATCTGATTGTTGAGCTACTTCCATAGCTCCATCTAAAGATTCCTGCATCTTCTCAACTAGATCATACAGCTGAGATCTAGCATACTTATAATCCTTCTCTGTATCTGCCTCAGGATTAGATACCTTGATAGGCTTAGGCTCCCTTTCAACAGGAACTATCTCTGATGTTACGTCAAAGGTTTGATCTAAGGATTCAAAAGTACTCATTAGTCCAAGCCAAAATAGTTTTGATCGTCTCCAAACAAATCAGAATATGACTCCACAACCTTATAGGTTTCTGGTTTCAATGGATCAATCTCATCCCTAGGTACAGGAGGCTCTAATGTAGATTGAGCTTCTGCTGTATAACGAACCTCTGTAGGACGAGAAACAACATCTGTACGATAATCCAATGTAATCTTTCTGATGTCCTTAGTAATATCAACAGGACCAAACAAGTATGTCTTAACAGTAAAGTTCAAAGTCCAAATCAAAGTCCTACGTTGAGTGTAGTCTCCTTCATAATCATCATTGTAACCTACGCCATTGAGGACAACTGCAATATCTCTCTCCTCATGAGTTACATCAATGATTTCAATGGATACATTCAGAGCAGGATGGAAACAGGGCAGGATCTGTTCAATAATCTGCAACCCATCATCCTGATTCTTTGCTAGGATACTAAGTTCAATGTCCAGGTTATAAGGAACTGGAAGATACTGGGAATACTGGACTCCTTTATCCTTCTCTGCACCCTTATTTGGAATAGTCCTAGAGAATGTAGTGGGTGTTAGTTTTCTGGAGCCATCATAGTTCAATCCTTTAATCTCAAAGGACATTCTAGGAAGACTAATCTGATAGGATTGCCTTTCTGGATTAGGCTCTGACTCAATGATAGCCAAATACTTTTGATAAGGTCCATATTGAATAGGAACTTTATAAGCTTCAATAGCATCCTTACCTGTTGGTTTGTCTACACCAGGTTGCTTCCTTTTAACAATAATGTTATTGAAAATAGTACCAAAAGCAATGATACTCTTCCGAAAGATTTGGTGGTAGTAGTATGTCCCTAGCACTTTAATTCATTGTATTCTACAACGCTATTTATACTTAATAAATAACTCTACCATATACTATCCAGAGAATGGCTACCACAGAAGAACTATACGCAACAGAAAGGGCTCTCTGGTTTAACTACCTCCGACAGACTGGAGCCCCTGCAGATATCGCTGCACAAAGAGCAGACCATTATATCGAAAGTAAAAAGAAAAGTAGGGCTGCTGCTAAAAAGCTAGATGATAATAGAAAAGCAGGTATAACACCTCCTACCCCATCTCACAATCCAGCAGCAGCAATGAAAAGCATTACTGATTTCTATGAACGGAATCCAACTCACCAGAGAGGATTTTAAATAAATCCAAATGGATCTTGATCTGCAATATCAAGAATCTTAATCTTATCAAACTCACTTTGAATCTCTTGGGAATCATTGAACAATGCTTGAGCAGTAACTGCTCTCTCTGATACCCAGGAAGCTCCACTCTTCTTACCTACAATAAGAACTTTATCAAAAGCATTCTTATTAACATTATAATAATCATCTGGATACTCAGTACCTCCCTCATCTCCTAGCTCTGTAGGAGGAGTATTATAATACGTCTTCTCGAAATCTGGATTTAAGTTACTTAAATCTCCCAGTTTGAGACGCTTCTTAGGCAAATCAAACTCCATCACCTGTCCCTTTACTGTAGGAACATCCTCTAAGAAACCAGCATCATTATACAATGAGAAAGGACTTAGATTTGGATCCTCAGGTGGAGTAAGTCCTGTTACATTATACAATGTAACTTCTTCTAACAAAGAGTAGGAAGAAGATCCACCTGCTGCTAGATCAAACTCCAGCTCATAGAAGCCCGTCCTACTCTGGATTTTATCCAATCTATCAACCCCAGTATCAAAGGTTTCACCACTATATTCAAACTTCTCACATTGCATTTCATAGATATAACCCTTCCCTAACTGGAAGAAAGGCTGATCAAACTGAACATACTTAACTTCAAATAGACTATCATCAAAGGGGAAATATATCAAGTCTCCCTCTTTGGGCCTCATAGCTGTTTGTCCATCAAAATGATCTAATGGTTCCGTAGGGGGATGGCCATCCTTCTGATTATAATATGCTTTTACAAAAGGACCATAATATGCACCCCATTCTGACCTAGACATTATCAATGTAAGCTCATCAGAACTTCTTACTCCAAACTTAGTAAGCATCTCCATACTATTATCATAGCCATCAAAGCTTTTCAAATA